CTTTTAAACTTTCCTGTTCGCAAAGCTCTTAATAGCCCATTCACTCTGGCCATCGCCCATTGTTGAGGTGAACTTACATTACCTCTTACTGATCCTGGATTATTTTGATATGCTGCTAAACCTCTGTTGTAAGATGCAGTAAGCATTCTTAGTGTTGCTCTGTATTTTGGATCTTTAGCATTATGTTCATCAGCTTTCTTTTTAAGAGAATCTCTTACAGCTTGACTCAATGCTTTACCTTCTATTTCAGAAAGCAATTCTTCTTGAATTTTTCTTCTTTCTCGAATTACTTTTTTATATTCATTTACAACTTTTTTCATAGCAGGGACACCAGACTTTGTGACACCACCCCACTTCATGACAGCGATACTTCCGTTAAGCCTAGTATTTCCTGCATGACGATTCATAAATCTTTCTCTTCTTTTAACCCAATTTAAAACAGATTCTGATCTATCTCCAGATCTATACTTTGTCCATCTGTTAAAAGCATCATTACCTGTAAATGAAGTTGGAGGATTACCACCGGTACCTGCTCTTCTCCAAATCTCCGGCCAATCTTCTTTTAAGTTTTTCACATAGTTGTAATCAGGAAATTGTTTATGTTGTGAGTTTGAAATAGAAATAGTTTGATTATCACCTGATCTTGGAAAGTTTGTAGCTTTAGGTGCTTTTTCAGATTTTTTCATTCTATCTAAAGCACTTCTTGCTTCTGACTCATCATCATAACATTCAATAACATCATTATTTTCGTGATCTAATATGCACCAAGCACCATTAGGCATTTGAGCAACATACTTCATTTCCTCTTGATCAAGATAAGTTGGTGTAGGAATAATACCTTGTCTTAAAGAATCTACGGCTGCTAAAGTACTAGTCATAACTTTTTCTTCTAGATCCTTAATAAGCTGTTTCATATCTTCCATATCTTGATTCGGCTCTTCTTCTGTTTCTTGTGCAACAGGAATTGTAGGATCAAGTGGTCTTTCAACCATGTTCAAAGGTCTTAAATAAATATCATGTGTTTGGTCAGCATCTAGTCCTGCTTGTTTTCTAGCCTCAGCTATCGTAATCCAACCACCTTGTACAGCAGTATTCATTCTTTTGTAAACATCATCTTTGTCTTGTGATAAAGCTCTTACATCATCTAAGTTGTACATAACTTTTAGATCTTCAGCATCGAAATCTTTTCTAAGTAATTGATGTGTTAATTCTGATGCAACTGATTTCCACAAAGGAACAAGTTTTTGTTCTGTAAAGAACTCTCTTAATTCTCTAGTGTTGTTATAAGTTGCTGCATCAAGACCTGCACCAAGTCCAGCTAAGATTGCAGGAACGCCAAGAACAGCAGAAACTCTTTCTTCAGGAAGTTTTCTTAATTCAGTTAAATTCATTTGATCTGGAGAAAATGAAACAACTTCAACATTCATAGAGCCACTCAGTACCATAGGCGCACCTCTATTTTTACCACCAAACTTTTGTTTATACATAGCAGAAATTGCTTCTGCCTCTTCTTTGGATGGACCTCCCATTGAGTCATCTTTAGGCGAGAGGATAACACCTGGTACAGCCATGTTATGTAAGAGTGCTGCTGCATATTGTCCTGCTGCCTCATCGCCCAAGATTTCTCTTAATACCGATTTTAAAGGCGCAAAACCTCTTCTATGGTTATTTGGATCAATACCATTTCGTATATGCACTATATCGTTAGTTGGGACGACTATACTATTACCCCCAAGTCCACCATGAGGACTATATTTGAAATGTGTAATTAAAGTATCTTCATCACCTTTTGGCTCTACAAGGTTTGGCATCAATGGTACGAGTTGTACCACATTACCATCAAGATTTCGGTTTTTGTATAAAAAAGCATCACCATAAGCAGAAAGAGCAACGACAATATAGTGAGCTAATAAGTTGCCTGATGTAAAAGGATTCGGTCTATCTAAAAGTTTTGATAATGGATGTTGACTAACTATTTCTTTATCGGCATCAGATTCTTTTATTACTAATGCTCTTGGTTCTGCAAAAGAAGTTGCAAGAACATTCAAACAGGCTACGACTGCTGAATTATTAGATCCATCTCCTATGTCATCTAGTTGAGAAATAGGCCAATAACCTGAATCTGTGTTATATCCGTAAACTGCTCGATCTAAACTTGTTTGCTGATTGTATCTACTATTTTTTTGTACATTTTGTACTTGTCTTTGTGTAGGACTATTTAAAAATTCTACTGTCCTACGAAAAAATGATTTTTGTTCATCTGCCATTTAATATGCACTCCATCCTCTTGTGTACTGTGCGCTTAAAACTCCATAAGCTATGGCATCCACTATGTCGTCATGACTGCCCACAGGGAATGTCATCAATTCTCTTTCTACTTCTATCAAATAAGGTGCGCCATATTTAAAAAGAACATCTCCTGCTTCCATTCTCGCTGCTAAAGGCATAGCCCTGCTAACTTTATCTTTGTCAGCTCTTAATTCCTTTACAGCTAAACCTTCTCTTCTAGCAAACTGTATGAGCGAAAGCTGAAAGCCAGATCTTTCCATACCAACCCATTGTAAATCATATTCTGCCATTTTTTGTCTTATTCGAGGCACAATATCAGGTGCCTCCATGCGTTCACGAACAACATCTAAAACCAAGATCTTACCTTTTGGTGAGATGGCAAAACACGCTATTACAGTATAGTCGGCACCTTCTTGGATTGAGGTAGCAAGGTCAACTGTAGCAAATTTTGTGCAATCTCTTAAGTCAACACTTTCACCATTAGCAAATATAACTCCGTCTTTTTCTTTGTAATACTTTAACCAATCAGGTTTTAACAAGCCTTGTCCTGCTTCTACAAATTCTGCCATGTATTCTTGTGCATAAACAATAGATCCTACTTCTGTTTTAGCCTGTTCTACTTCTTCACGATCAATCATAGGATTTGTGTATGTTGGAAATTGAAATCTATTCCAATCATCTTTTCCTTCTGCAAATTCCCATAACTCATAAAACCAATTATTCATTCCCATAGGAGTGCTAATAAATAATGCACCACCTTTTCTTTCAGTAAGAGTAGGTCTTAATACTTGATGCCAAACATCAGGTTTTACGAAAGCTGCCTCATCCATAACTAAGAAATCCAAACCTTCACCCCTTAACCTATGTGGACTATCTGCTGACCTAACTGCTATAGATCCACCGGAGTGTGGGAACTTAACTTCCATGTTTACTAGTGATATTTCAGGTTCTATCTCAGAAGGGAATGATCTAGCTGATTCTTGTATATCTCTCCAACCAACACGAGCAATAGTATAAGTAGGTGCAACCCACCATGCTCTTTTACCTTGTAAAGCTACTTCTAAACACAACTGAACGCCTAGTCTTGATTTACCAAATCGCCTACCTGCACATAAGATCTTCCAACGAGCATCACTATCAGCAACTGCCTGTTGTGCATCGTGTAATGGAGGAAATATTGGATTTATTTCAAGAGAATCATCTATCTGCGATTCAAGACGATCTGTGTGATAAAAGTCTTCATTTAATTCACCCATGGGCAAATGATAACAGAAATTATTGAGTTATATTCTCCAATATAACAATATGGGCTGATTTCTCTAATAGCTTTTTATTCTCTATAGCATCTAGTTCTTGTTCTCTAGTGTATAAAGTTTTGTTTTGAGTATTTATAATATTTCTAACTTCATAGTCATATTCTTCATAAACAAGTTCAAAAATGTTCTCTAAGAACATATCTTGTATAGGTGTTGTGATCAAAATAAGTTTAGATCCACTCTTTGTAGCAACTCCTAAATTACTAAGCTGATGTCTTATAACTTGGCCTGCTACTTCTGAATCATCATATTCATCAAGAAAATCTAACATATTTAGTATGACTACATCTGCATTATTAACTTCTTTTGGATATGCATCAAAAATAACATTCAAGACCTCTACATCCTCAAGATCTGGATATGGCATAGTCATAGGTGTGAATGTTTTACACTCATAACCAAACAAATCTCTACAAAGATCTCTTGTTGTTCCATAACTATCTGTTAAATCAACAACAAAGTTTCCAGGTTCTGCATACCAAAACAATAGGTTTGCAATCATTTGAGGTGGAGTTTTTGTTTCTATATCTAAACCAAAAGCATTGTTTGGTTTTCCAAAAGACCAAAAAGAAGTGTATTTTATGTTTATACCTGCCTCTTCCATTCTTTCAAAGATATCTTGTTCTCCGGAATCTAGCTCCAACATCTTCATCTTTTTAATTTCTGATTTTAGATTTCTGACTGTGTAACCTCTAACAGCAGAATCATTTAAAAAAGTATTTTGTTTTTCACGATCTAGAGGTGCGACTTCTTTATGATGTGACCAAGAAACATCCGGTAATCTTCTAGCAGGTTCTATTCTGCTTGCAACATAAGCTGCATTACTAAATGTCTGATAAGCAATACCAAGTTCTAGTGCTTGGGATGCCATCTCTCCGTATTTGTGTTCTCCGTAGTTCCACCAATCTCCTAACCACCACATAATATTTTGAGTTGTATCTACTAGCTTTTTACCAACTGATACCCACTCTTCATACGATAGATCTGGATCAAGAAATAATTGAACTCGATCAGTTTGTATTTGAATTTCTTTGTTCTCTCCCATATCATTCATTTTACTATTTTATTATGATAGTGTGACAGTTTTTTATTTTTTCCAGGATTGGCGCAGGGAAAAAACAAATAAAAACCTACGCAATCCTGTAAGTATCAAACAATATGGGAAGAAAAAGTAGATTCTAAGTTACCTTTATTTACATTAGATCTCACTTCTGAAACAGCCTCGCCATTTCTAAAAGCTATAAAAGTTGGTACACCGAATATATTGTATTTTTGCGTAATCTGTGTTGCACCATCAATATCTAAAGAAACAATTTCTACATTCCTCCCCTTCCATTCTTCAGATAGCAATTCAACCGATGGTGTTATTTCTTTGCACGGAACACACCAATCAGCTTCAAATTTTACTATGGTAGTAAGATTTCTATCGATTGCATCTTGAAATGAATTTGTATCTATTTTTCTTATCATAGTGAAACAACTTTACCATAAAACTAATTTTTGATTTGTCTTTAGTATGATATTTGTATGAAAATTAAAACTGTACAAAAAGATCATGCTCCCAACATGAACAGAAAAGCTCGTAGACAACTTGCAAAAAAAATTAGAAAAGATTTAGCTAAAGAATCTAGGATAGCTAAAAAAGAAAAGGCTATCCCCGAAGAGATAGCCGATGATGGGAGGAAGTCGGTTTAGTAGCCGACTTAAGTACTATACATCATCAGGGCTTCATTTTAGGTAAATAAAAAGCAGGTGTCTTGGCACCTGCTTTTCATAATCAGTTCACGAAAGGCTTTTTCTATGAACATCTTGCTATGACAGTCTTACGACTCACATAGACGAATACAATAGTATTCTACTTCTCTTCAAATTTTTTGCAAATAGATAAATATAAATTTACTAGATCATCTGCATCTTGGACCAGGTTAATTCCTTTTATCCTCATGTAGTTGAATTGCTTTAAGACAACTTCTTTAAGATCTTGATCGCTGATCAATTCATCTATTGCATCTTCTCTCTTTGTTCCTGGAGGAAAATTGAAATCTGCCATTATATTGTCCCTTCCGGCTTTATGCCTGTTATACTTTCATCTTCTACTACAACAACATGTGGTATATAAAAATGTAAATCATTGTCTATGTTTTTATAAAATTCACTTATTGCATCTTCATCATTTTCTGCATCAATATAGAAAATAATTTTATATTCTTTCATAAGAACATCTTAGTCAGATAAATACTGATCGTACAGCTTTAGATCTCCAATTTCTTCATCTTCAACAGTTAGGTAAGATTGCACATCTGCCTCATATTGTATATTGT